GATAAATATAAGGCAAGATCAGAAGCTGGTAGGAAAGGTGGTCTAGCAAAAAGCGATAATGCTAGTAGCAAAATGATAGCACCTATACCTATACCTAGTCCTATACCTAATAAGAATATGCAATCTATATTTGAAAAATTTTGGTCTTTACTTGATGTTAAAAAGGGATCAAAGTTTTTAGCAGGAAAGAGATACGCAGTACACTGCGCAGGAATGGAACCAACGGACATCGCTTTAGCTTTTAACCGATATGCTTCTACTGTAAAGGATAAGGAGTTCCTAGCCCACGTTTCTACATGGATTAACCAAAGAAGATTTGAAGATGAAACTAACAATAAGGTAGATATAACCAATGTAGTAGGCAGGTTAAAAAAACTAGGTTATACCCATAAAGGCAGGGAATCCAATTTTGAGCAATTTAGTAAAAATGGTAAAAATTATAAGATAAACTTATTAGATAAGGATTTTATTATTCAGGAAGATTAAAGTAAGAAATAATTGTATTTGATAAATTTTTAGTATCATCTAAATTTTTTAAAGAATAAACATCTATTTCTTGAAATTTAAGAGAAATATTTTTAATTTTGGTATATCTTCCTTTTAAAAATTTTTCTGATTGTTTGTCGTTTCTTTCTTTATGTCTTTTATATAAATCTAAAGAATCATTTTCTAACAATATTATGTAGGTTTTATAATGTTTTTTTATAAATTCTAAATTATTAAAACTAAATAATCTATCTCCCTCAAATAAAATATTTCTTTTTTTAATTGAAACATATTTTATAAAGTCTTTATTTACTGCCATACTTAATTTATCAGTACCACAAAATACATCTTCGTTATAAATACCCATTACAACTAAATTTAATTCATCTATAAAATGACCTCTTAATAAACCAAATTTAAAATTTCTATAAGAATATTTTTTAAGTATTTCTTTAACTAATGTTGTTTTCCCAGTAGCTGGAACACCACCTATGGCAACACACTTAACAAGTGAAGTAGTCATTATAATCGTTTTTAAAACAATCGTATTCGTGATGCATCATTATAACTTGACCAGTATTACGATAGTGATTTTGTTTAATTTTATTTAATCCTACATCTTTAGGGTTATCTTCTAATCTTAAATATTTAGGCAAACAATCTTTTCTCATTTCCCAAAATAAATCAAATTTATTTCCGTGTTGTGTTTCTGCATATTTTATTCTATTATAGAACATATCCATATAAACATTAGGATATCTTCTATCTGGTCTATGCCAAGATTTATAATTACATAATGTGCTTTCAAACGTGAAATAACTCACATCATTATGATTTATTTTTTCTTTAGCTTCTTTAAATAACAATTCAGCTTCTTTACTTATCCATTTTATAGTTTCTTTATCATATTTTATTTTTTTCTTCCACCAATCTAAATCATCTCTACCTAAAACTTTACAAATACCATTTCTATGACTTCTAGAACCACTTATATCTTCAAAATATAAATTATTACAATCAACATTTATTCCTTGTATTCTTAAATATTCAAGATAGCTAAAAGCAGATAATCTACCAAAAGATAAAAAATTTTTTCTTATATAATCCCAACATATTTCATAATTTTTATATTTATCATTATGTATTGTTAAACTATCAAAAAAATCTTTTTGAGAATTAAATTTATCAACTGATTCTTTATAAGACTTTACACAGTTAGGAAAACCAGTATTTCCTATTTTAAAATATCTTCGATCTAAATCCCAACCACTCCCTACTTTAAATTTTATATATTCTTTATTCCACCAATCATTAAGTTTATCTACATCTAATTTTTTAACATCAGGAAATTTTTCAAATATTAACCAAGTTGTAACTATATTTTGAGTACAACCATTTATATAAGCGATCCATAAATCCTGTTCTATATTTAAATTAAATTTTTTCGATAAGTATGGGAAAGCAAAATAAACTCCTCCAGGGTGGCTTTTAAATTTTAAATGATAATCATAAAATCTTAAAAAAACTTCTCTACGATATTCAGGTTTTCTAAAATCCATACCATATTTAAGTTCTTTTATTTCGGTAATATTATTAATCTCACAGTATCTTTCTAACATAATATGAACCCATCAAGGTTATCTTTAATTTCAAATTTTTTTTCTATTAAATTATGTTTTCCTTTGATAGCTTTAACATATCCTGCATTTTTACCTCTATAAGCAACTTTTTGTATAGAATAACCTACATTTTGATATAACCATATAGACATAGCTTGAAAGTATTCACTAAAATTTTTTAATTGTGCAGTATTTAATTCTTTTGAATAATTAGTTCCGTGTACTTTAATTGAATATGTCATAGATGTATCAGTCCAACATACTATTTTAGGTTTTGATATGAAACTAGCTAAAAAATTTGACCATTTCCCTCTTTTTAAATGAATTATACTACTGTGAGGAAAATCAAGCATTTTTATATCATAAGATTCGTTTTCTAATATAGCTTTATGACCATCGAGTTTAAAAGAAGTCCATCTTGTATCTGCTTTTAACTGATTATAACAATTTTTATCAATATCTGAAACTTTATGTTTTGAAACATTTAACATATTTTGTAAAAGAGTTGATTGAATACCTACACCAGCAAAATATTCTCTTACACTATATTGTTCATTGATGTTCAAATCTTCTAAAAGCCATTTAGTAGCATTACATTTAGCTGAAACTAAATCTTGACGAGTTGTTATAAAATGTAAATATGATTGATCGTTTTTTTTTCTTTGAGATTCATCTTTTAAAGGAACATTAATATAGAAATCATATTTATTACAGATTATTGCTTTCTGTTTCATTTAAAATTCTTTCTCTAATCATTTTAGCTTTTTCAAGTTCTTCTGGTAAAGCTATTTTTTTTGTATTCGTTTTAGCTCTTTTTAATTCATAATCAGCATTACCACAATATATCATCTTCTCTCTATAATAACAAACAACACTTATCCTTTCATAATAGACTTTACGAATAATTTCAGTATTTCCGTGCAGTTCATGAACATCAAATATAGCTAAATCTCCATCTTTTAAATCTAATCCTACACCATATTTTGGGATTACAGTAATACCACCATCATAACCACCTCTTGATATAACTCCTAAATTACCAAAACCTTGTTTCAAATCTCCATTATCATAATGACCTGCAGTCCTAAAATTTTTATTTACTGTAACTGTAGTAAATGATGTATCTTTTATTACAAAATCTTTAGAAGTTTTATCAGCCATTTTCCTTTGAACTTTATATCTTTGAGGTGCATATTTAGCAAAAAAATTATCAACGCATTTTATATAAGGTAAACATTTTTTATAATCTTGTAAGTTCCTTTGATTAAACATTGTTCTTCTACAATAAGGTATTCTAGGGTATCTATCGCTATAACCTATTAACCCACTCTTAACAGACAAAGCATAAGAAGTATTTGATAATTTACCATCTTTTTGATTTATGGGTGTATATCTAGTACCATTAATTTTACCTATAACTCTTCCCCCAATCTTATCTCCAACTTTATATTTTTGAGATATTAAACCAGAGGCAAGACCTCTATTATTTGATTCAGTTGCAGCTTTACGAAATGAGTTTCTACAATTATTTAATGTTTCGCTGGGAACTGCATTTTTTTTAAATACAGCTAATATATCGCCATTCTCATTAAGAACTTTAGTATCTTCAGTAATGTGATATTTAATTAAATCTTTGGTGAAATATGTTCCCTCTAAAGATTTTACTTCTTCATTGGTGAGTATAGGATCAATCTTTAGTAGCTTCATTTAGAACCGACCTTAAAACAGCATCAGAGATGTTATCTATATTATCTCTTTTAGATATTTTATCAATCGCTTCTCTAAATTTTGTTTCATTTTCTTGATTAAAAAATAATTGTATCATTTTAACATCAGAAAGATTTTCTTCAGCTAAATCTATATTTTCATTAATTTCTTTATCTGATTCTTCATCAGTCTTTAAAAACAAATTATCAACTTCATCATTAGTAAAACCTAATAAATCTAAATTATATTCTTTTGATAACAAGTCGTTAAACTCTAAATTTAATAATTTTGTGTCCCAAGAGGCATCTTCATTTAATCTATTGTCAGCTATTCTGTATGCTTTAGCTTGTGTTTCTGTTAAATCTGCTACTTGTACTGGTACTTCTTTTAATCCTAATTTCTTTGCTGCTTCAAATCTTGTATGACCAACTATGATAGTATTATTTTTATCTATTACTATTGGTTGTTGAAAACCAAACTCTTTAATAGATGATGCTACTTTATCTACATTAAGATTTTTTCTAGGATTATTAATGTATGGTAGGATTTTATTAGTTTCTATTGATTTTATCTCCATAGTTGTTTATTATACATAAATCTATGAAATATCAACCTAAAAAAATTAAAATTGTACCTAAAGAGATAAGTGAATTAACCACACAAGGTAAGAAATATACAAGTTTAGTAATGGTTAATGTAAGGGAATGTGGATTAGATTATATGTATTATAAACATCACATAAAAGATTATCAGCATAAAGCAGGAATAAGATTCAGACAGATTTTTGAGAGTAGTGCTATAGGTGGTATGAAAGGCAGGGATTTTAGTGCATTAATGGGTGGTGGTAGTAAAGACAAAGTATCTTTTGGTGCTTTAAGTAATATATCAGAACTTGTTGAGATACATAAAAAACTAGGAGATACTGGTTATAATATAGCTTGTTATATTTGTGGTGAAGATTATTCATTAAAACAAACAAGATTAATTTTAAATATTGCACAAAGATATATGGGAGCAAGGTTAAGAGAAGTGCTAGACGATTTATCTCGTCATTTTGGATACTATAAGCAAAAATTTTATTGATTTATGCGTACACTTATGATATACGAGTACGAATAATGGGAAAGTTGTAGCCCACCACCATTACGATAGTGGGCTTTGAGGGAAGATTAAGCGACTTTTTTAGATTTTTCTTTTTGTAATTCTAGAATATGATTAACACCAGTTTGTGCATAAGCACTTGCTTTAAACATAACTGATGGATCATCTTTTATTCTAGACTTCCAAATATTTAGATATTGACAAGCGTGTTTAGTAGGTTTCATTGAAACACCTAACATAGTACATTGAATAACAGCACCTAATTCGGCAACTAATTCTTCAAATGCATACTTGTCCATATCGTCAAAATATTTAGCTTTATATTTTTCTTGACGATCACATCTATCAGAATGACCAGTCCAATGAGTAAGTTCGTGTAAGATAGTAGCATAGTAATTTTCAGTTGCATTACTGCCATCTAAATTATTAAACTTATCTTTAGTAACCATACCAATATAATCTAAAGACGGAACATAATAACATTTACCACTATAAAGTTGGTTATCATATCTTATGTCGGCTTTAGTATTTTTGATGTATTGTTCCACATTTGGTAAAGTATCAGCACCATCTGAAACAATAATATCTTTATCTTCTAAAGTAGTTTGATCAAGGTTAAAGACATTATAAAACTTCATATAAGGAAAAGTTTTATCTTTTTCTTCACCTTTTTTATTTTCTACTTTAATAG